ATTAGCAGAATAATATTTAGTTTCAAATTTTGAAGCTGTTGTAAACTCTAATGATGAACTATGTTTTAGAATAATTCCATAATTTGCAATAGAACTACTGTACCAAGAACTTACAATATTAGTAACATCTAATTCAATATCTAAATTAAGAGGAGGAGTACTATAAGGAAATGATTGAGAAGTCATTAGAACTGAACTAGTAAGCCATAACCCTCCCCCCACATCAGTAGAACCTGAACGGAATGAACCTGTAGTACCTGTTGGAAATGAACCTGATGTAAACCAAACTGAACCACTTAATTCATCTTTATAATTCCAACTAACTCCATCAGTAGTAATTGGACTATTACTTAATCTACCTGTTCCTACATTCCAATCACTAGCCAAAGGGTGACCATATATTGTATAATTTAAAGGAATTTCTGTTGAATATGCTAAATAAGATTTAAAATATGCTTTAAATGATGATGTTAATACTTTATTAGTAATTATATCATTTATTTCAGTATTATTAAATTTAATTATTGGTCTAGATACTTCATAAGTTCCATTTATAGATTCAAAAGTACTAAGTTCTAATATTTCATCTATACCACTATTTAATGTAGGGTAAAATGAGTAAAGTGTAGCACTTTTTTCAGGAAATATTTTATAAACTGACATTTATTAATAGATTAAATTTTTGCTAATTGGAAATGCATCCCATCTTTTCTTGTCCATGTTCCACCCCAATCAAAACTAGCATCTGTAAAACATTTTACAAACCCAGCTGATAATACTGGAGTTACACCTAATCCATTCCATGCTGCATTTACATCAATTGCTAATCCCCAACTATGTAAAGACATAGAATTCAATCCTCTTTTTTTACGGATATTAAAACAACCATCGAATGTTTTAAGTTCATTAACAAAACCCCTATCTATAAGATTTTTAAATGCTTGAGATAAAGGATCTATAATATCTTTATTACAATATAATCTTTTAGGAATAACTCCTATTTCTAAATTAGAAGGTACATCCCATAATATTAGTGATTTTTCTAATGTAGGGTCTCCGTATTTTTTTAATGCTTGTTGTGATGTTACCATTTTATTATTATTTTATTTTTTAAATTACTACTCTACCTTGTATATCAATATTTGGATATCTAATTTCAAATATACTAGGGTCTAAAGATGGATAAATTATACCCTGTCTTGTAGCTCCTAATATATCATATGAATATAATGAATATGTTAAACCACTATCATCTGATTTATTTATGATTTCTACTTTATTAATAGATTGAACCCCTTCTACAGATAATAAAAGAGAATCAATATCTGATAATATAATAGGTTGGTTTACATTCCATTTATCTATGTTAAAAAAGTCTTTTAATGAATTTATACATTTAGATATAATTTCATTATTATTATTCCCTCTTTTAGTTTTTATATCAAAATTAATTCCTATATTAATATAATATGCATCTTTTATATCAATTGAATCAGTTGCCATTCTAACTGGGTTAATCCATTTAATTAAATTTTCTTTTAAGGTAGTGGAAGAATTTGTTAAATTTTTATCACTATTATATGATAAAATATACATATCTAATGATAATGGATTTCTTTCATCAATAGTGGATATTGTTGGGGTTGGGAATTTTTCCCTAGCAACATCTTGAGTTACATAAACCTTAGATATGCTACCGTATTGTGATGGTAAAGATAATGCTCTTACCATATAATCTTCTTTAGTAACTGCTCTCAATTGGGATTGATAAGCATATAAAGCATTATTCCTAATTTCTTCTATTTCATCAGCTCCTTTACCCCCAGATGCTGGAGATGGATTATTTGATACTAAACTTGCTAATATTTGATCAGCTAACCCACCTGTAATTCCACTTGGGAAATAAGCTGATGAATTGTTAATTGTAGTTAAATCATTAGAAGGTACATTAGATTTAATACCACCACCAACAAGATATCTTACTGTAATATTGTCGCTTGGAGCTAAACCATATTCTTCTGTATAAAATATAGATGCTTTATTATAATTATTTAATAAATTGGAAATACCAGGTATTAATCCTAATTGTATATTATCAGGGGTTGGTAAAATTAAATTATCTGAACCTGAAACATTAATACCAGCCCCGAATTCCAGTTGTAAAGTATCATCTGATAAAAATCTAGAAACAAAACGGCGGGGAGCCTTAGTATAAGATAATAAATAAGGTACCCCATCACTTCCTGATGTTGGGTTTTCAACAGTTGTAAGAATTGATTGTTGGGCTAAATAAGGAACCTCATACCATGTTTTATTAGTAGCATCAGTAGCATCTAATATCTGTAATATATTATCATCAGTAATAGTTGATGTTTGATATTTTACAGGAGATGTGAATGATAATGTAGTAGTCTTTATTTCAGCAGAAATAGCTTTTACACTTTTCTTTAATAAAAAATAATTAGAATCTACAAATGATATTTCTGTATTATTTATATCTGTAAAATCAACTATATCAGTAGTAATAAAATTAGTATTTGTGGATGTTGAAGTAATTGAAGTATTCTCAGGAATTATTAAACCATAAACATAGTTAGGAATACTAATACTTGCACTAGTAGTTGAAGGAATTAATTGGAATATATCTACATTAACATTGGATGCATATGATATCTTTGGTCTATAACCAAACATATAAGATAAAGCAAATAAATTCTCTTTTTCTTTAGCATATAACAAAAAATTCTCTTGTATTTGATTATCTATATAAAAACTAGATACATCACCTATATATGATGATAAATCAATAAATAATGCACCTGGATTAGCATCAGAAAAATCATTATAAACATTAGGAAAATAAGTTTTAGAATAATTAATTAGATTTTTTCTAAATTCATTAAAATCCTTATTTAAATATTTAATTTGGTTATTTGTCATTTTTATATAAATTGTACAGTTAATTGATCCTCATTACCAGATATTACCATTTTATATTTTAAAGTAATATTAATAGTATTTTCATCTTTAATCAAATCAATTATTATATCTATAATTTCAACTTCAGGAATAAAAATACCAACATTTGTTGTTATTAACATTCTTAATAATTCTGATATATTGTCATTAATCCCTTCAAATAATGCTTTTTTAATATTAGCACCAAACTCAGGATTAAATACCCTTTCCCCTTTATTTGTAAGTAATAAATTAATTAAATTAGATTTAATCTGTTCTTTAGTACTAAATGTTCTATTAAAGGGACCAGATGGACCATTAAAAGGAAGAGAAATACCTATAGAAATATTTTTATTTAAATCTAAAGGGTTTACTCTATTTATTTGTTTTATAGGCATATTAATCTAAATTTCTTAATCCAGAAATATCCTGTGGGGTGAGATTATTTTTAGTATCTTCCATAAATGCTAAAAATGGATTAACCCTTTCTCCAGTTTGTTCATCCACCTTATCAATAATCTTTAATTCATTAGTTTGTGGTTTTTTAATCCCAAACATATCTCCCATTTTATTAGATAATTTCATACGTGCTTCAACTGGTAGTGATGAATTATGAATATCTTTACTAGTAAAATTAAAAGTTTCCACTTCATCTCCAACAACTGATTCATTAATACGTTGTTTTCTATTGAATCTATTTAAAGATTCATTCATTAAATCTGGTATTTCTTCATAAAGGGCTTCTATTACAGCTTCCTTTATCATTTTTTTAAATTTTTTAATGTCCATATAAATAAATATTTGATTTTTAATTTTGTTTTATGAGGTAATACCCTTAGTATCTATCATTAGTTTTAATTGTTCTATTAAATCATTAGGGTCTAATGTGAATGAATAATCACTTTTTAAAACTTCAACATTATCCCTATTAATAGCCACTGCATATTTACGTTTAATTCCTCTAAATGTTACACTCTTTTGGGCTCCTAAATTTTCTTCTTCTTTTAAAGCAAATTTAAAACCTTTATAATTTTCAAATTTATTATAAGATAAATCAAAATTAGATTTTATACTATTATAAATATCCGATGATTCAGTTATTTTGTCATCTAATATACTATTAATATCATGCAGTTGTGATTTATATTCTTCGAGTTCATTTACTGTTTTTTCTGTTGAGGGGATTATTATTGCTAATACTGTGTTAAGTTCATTTATTAAATTGTTTAATTTTTCAATTAATTTTGAAATATTAGTAATAATATTCAATGGTATACCTATGCCTGGAGGTGTCGATACAGGAATTGGTAATGCTGATAATATATTTAGAACTAATGAAAATATTTGTATTAATGATGATATATCTTTTAAAGTTTTTTGTAATGATAAAATCTTTAATTCTTGATTATTAATAAGTGTTATTGTAGAATTTTTTAAACTTATAGCTTGTAATATTTCAGCATTAGTATCAGCACTATCTATTACTTCGTTAGTTTCATTTACTGATTTTTCTATTTTTCCGTTTTGACTTATTACTTTTAAAAGAACATTTGTTAATTGGTTTGTTAAAATGGATGATAAAGATTTACTGTTATTTTTTATTATTTGTTTTATTCTTAAAGCATCTGATTTAACTTCATTTATTTTACCTTTTGAAATATTACTTGTTATTTTTTTATCTATCTTCTTCATTTCCTTTTTTGCAGATGATAAAATATCATTAGGTAAATTTTCTATTTCATCAGTTATTTTCTTTATTTGTTCTTTTATAACTGAAATTTCTTTTTGTTGAAATTCTTGTATTTCTTTTATTTTTTTATCTTTATCTTCATTAGATATAATATTGCTATCTTGTATTTCTTTTATTTTTAAACTGTATTCTTTTTGTATATTTTTTACTTTATCCTGTAATATACCTAATTCATTATTTAATTGTTCTATTTTTGAAAATACAGTTTGTTTAGCTTTATCAGAAATATTACCTATTAATTGTTTTTTTGCAGAATCAACAAGAGTAGGATTTAATATAGCTAAATTCATTATATTGTAAAATTAGATGTTGAGTTGATTTTTTTTAATTTATTTTGAATATTAGATAATTTACTAATAACATTTTTTCCAGCCATATTTACTCCAACTAATGGACTTCCTTTTGGAGTAGAAATAACTGTAGATAAATCATTTCCTAATTCTCCTAATAATGCAATTAAATCATTCAATAAATCTTTTGTTTTATTACCTAATAATAATGGTTCTGTGGGTGGTTTCCCCTCTTTAGTAGTACCTAATAATACTATAGGGGTATTTAGATGTACTCTTTCTCCAGCATTTAGATTAATAATATTTCTAGTACAGAGTTCTATATTAGTTTTAGCAAATAACATTATTTCATCTTTCTTAGAATTTAATGTAATTCTATCTGAATTCATCAGTATCTGAGAAGATAAATATTTATTAGATATGATAGGTTTTGTAAGAGGATTTATTTCATCTTTTAAATCTGTTTCTAATGGTATTAATTGTGTAGAAGTTAAATATATTGATGATTTTTCCTTATTTATTTCTTCTACATTAGGTGATAAATTTTTATCAGATGTAACATACCCATTAACTAATATAGTTATAGGTTCTCCATCTTCTCCCATAGAACTCCATTCATTATATTTAGTATTTTTTACTGTACTCCCAAATCTAATTCCGTTTCCTTTTCTTCCCTGAAATATTACATCCCCTTCAAAAGGAATTAAATTCCTTATATCTGATTTTTCAATAAAAGTATCACCTAATGAATTGTTCGAAATTGAATTCTGTTGAACATTATTAGATATGTTAATAGGATTAGTATAATAAGACTGCTGAGCATTCTTAGATAAAGAAGATGCCTGGGAAGGAGCAATTATAATATCTACTAATTCACCTATTAAAGGTAAAGAAGTATTAACAGAAAAAGGATTAGCAATTTGGCATTCCA